TATCTGAAACTTCTTTAGAAACTTTGTTAATTCAAATTTCTGAAGCAAAAGATGACAGAGAAATCCCAATCGCGTTGATAGGTCAAAAACTGATCTGTCCACCTGAATTGCTATTCGTTGCTGAAAGAGTGTTAAACTCTAATCTAAGACCAGGAACTGCTGATAATGATATCAATGCTGTAAGAGCATTTGGTATGATTCCAGGCGGTGAGGTTGTCAATCAAAGACTTACGGACGCAGATCAATGGTTCATAGGTACTGATTGTCCAGATGGAATGAAACACTTTGTCAGAGCACCAATCAAAAAAGCTGTAGAAGGCGATTTTGGAACTGGCAACTTACGTTACAAAACAAGAGAAAGATATTCTTTTGGCTTTACAGACTGGAGAGGAATCTACGGTACTGAAGGCGCAGCGTAATAACTAAATAACTACTAGGCGCCTAATGGCGCCTAGTAACAACCCAGACGACTGCGCAAGCAGACTATTTTTAAAAGGAGGATAGACTTATGGGAACAACAACATTTTCGGGTCCAGTAAAAGCTGGAACGATAAGAGAAACAACAGGAACTACTGTAGGTTCTGATATCAAGAACGTTGGTTTTGTAGAAATGTCACAATCAAAATCAATAACTTTGAGCGGAGCAAGTGCAAATACTGCAGTAGGTGTTATTCCGGCAAACTCACAAATAATTGACGTTAAGATGGATGTCATCATCGCAGGTGACGACACTAACGCTGCGACTTTATCTGTGGGAACAACTGCAAATGGAACAGCATACATTGCTGCGACAAATGCAAAAACGCTAGCAAGAACACAACCAATTGCTGCAACATTGGCAGCATTGGCAGATGTTGGAACAACTGATTCTAACGTAGTCGCTCAGTTTACAGCGACAGACGGTGATGGAACTGTTGGTGAAGGTATAGTTACAGTATCGTATCTTCAGAACAACAACGTAACATAATTATAGTGAGGGCCTTCGGGCCCTCTCATAACGGAGGAATTTATGGAAAAAGTAAAACAACTTTGGATATGGGCGAAAGCTCATCCACAGACATCTATCATTATCGTGGTAGTAGGCATTATTATTTATTTTTTGATAAACTAGAGGTTTTATAAGTTATGGCAGAGAATGCATTTAGTGAATGGTTTCAAAAGAAAGGAAGCGAGTGGCTAAAGAAAGCTTCTGATCTAGTTAAAAAAGATGACGATAAAGACGAAAAGGATACGGAATATTTAGAAAGATCAAAAAAATTAGCTGATAAAGAAAAAACAGAGAAAGAATTAGATATAGAGGTTGGTGAAGTAGACGAACTTGATACAGAAGGAGAAGCTGAACGTGACGCAGCGGCTGTTATTAAAGCTAAGGAGCTTATAGAAAAAGGTAAATTGGAAGAAGAAGAATCCGATAAAGAACTTAAAAAAAAACTAGACGGAATTAAAGAAGTTATCGATACTTTCGAGAGCTTCACCGCAGGTGTACCGCTTGATGTCCCTCAGTGGGAAGGGGAAATAGCGGATCCTTATGAGGGTGCAGGCGCTTTAAGCGACCTTCAACAAAAGGAGAATCAAAAAGCTTTACTCGCCCAGATAACAGGTTATACTAGCCCAATGCAAAGGGCGGTTGATCTCGAAAAGAGATTAACGAACTTAGTAAGATATACATAGGAGAAAATTATGGCAGGATCAAATATTACAGCAGTAAGACTAACATCGACTGGAGCAATTTCTGCAGGACCCATTAGACTTTTTGGAATGGTTGCACTTCCAGCAGCTACGGCAGGAACAGTCGTTTTTGACGATGGAGGAACTAATCTATTAACGATGGATACACCAGCTGGTGTTGATAGTGGTCAAATATGGATTTCGTTTCCTGAAGCAGGAATAAGATTTGCAACCAATTGTACTGCAACAATGACAAATGTTACTGCAATTACAGCATTTTGGGGATAATCAAAAATGGCTTTATCAGATCAAGCGACATTTGCTTTAACAGTAAATGACGTAATACAAGAAGCATATGATCGAATTGGAGGAGATCCAATTCTAGGTTATGATGTACGATCAGCTAGACGTAGTTTAAATATTATGTTTAGTGATTGGGCTAATCGTGGTTACAATCAATGGACTGTTGAAGAAAAGGATTTAACAATAGTTAAGAGTACAATCTCATACGATCTTCCCGCAGATACAATCGATATAATTAATGCTAATCTTTTGGAAAGTGACGGAAAGTACTACGCCATGTCAAGATTAGGTCTTAATGATTATTCAGCTATTCAAAATAAAGCAACAGAGTCAAGACCTACTCAATTTTATCTTCAAAGAACTTCAACACCTAAGATTTATTTATATCCAGCTCCAGATGATTCTTCAGATGTTGTAAATTACTGGAGGATTCGAAGAATTATGGACGTTACAGCAAGTACTGTTGATGGAGTAGAACAAAATACAGATGTTCCCTCGCGTGCGATTGAATGTATGTGTTCGGGACTAACTTTCTTTTTATCTCAAAAAAGACCTAATATTGATATTAATAGGCGTGCAGAATTAAAATTAGATTATGAAGCAGCTTTTGAAAGACTAATAGCTGGTGATGATAGTCCTTCAACTAGGATTATTCCATCGACTTCATATTATAACGGGTTGGGTTAAATATTATGTCTAATTTACCAGGACAAGGAAAGAGACCTAAAAGAGCCCCTTTTCAGAAGTGGGCTCCTGGACAATTTGGACTGGCGATCTCTGATCGAAGTGGATTAGCTTTTCCTTATAATGAAATGAGATTTGAATGGACTGGAGCTTTCGTTCATGATTCAGAATGGGAACCTAAACAACCTCAATTATCTTTAACATATTTTACAGACGCAGTAGCTTTAAAAAATGCTAGACCTCAAGCGAACTTATCTCAAACGGGAGGAGTTCCTGATCAGCTTGAACCTATTTTTCCACCGACAATTCCATCACCATATTTAGGTCTTGCTCAACCAAGCACAAATTTGTTAACATCTAGTCTAGGAAGTGTTACTATCGTTATCACATGAGTGATAGTGAATCTAAAGATATTCCCAAACATAAAAAAATTGGTGTTACGGTATCTACTCCCGCATATGGAGGTTTATTATGCGAAGGTTATTTTCATGGAGTATTAAAACTATCAGCCCTTTTCGCTCAACAAAAAAATTGGAAGCTATATATAAATACAATGGGAAATGAAAGTCTTATCACCCGGGCGAGAAATACTCTTGTTGCTCAATTTTTAGATTTATGTGAAAAAGAACCAGAAGAACATACTCATTTAATGTTTATCGATGCTGATATAAGTTTTACAGCAGAAGGTGTTAAAAGAATGATTGAGTATGATAAAGATATAGTTACAGGTGTATATCCTCGAAAAAGTATAGACTGGAAAGGTATCGAAGCAATGTGTAAGAAAGGAGATTTTGAAATGTTAGAGCAAAAATCCCTAGGTTATAATATCAATTTCGTTAATCCTAAAAATATTCAAATGGATAAAGGCTTCGTCGAAGTCCTGGATTCAGCTACTGGCTTTATGTTGATTAAAAAAGAAGTCTTTTTTAAGTTAAAGAAAGCTTTTCCCTATCTTAAATATACTACTGATCAAATTATTAATGGTCAACCTTTTAAATCAAAGAATTGCTATGCATTTTTTGACTGTATTATTGATGAAAAAAGTAATAGATATTTAAGTGAAGATTATGCTTTTTGTAGACTTTGGCAAAAAGTTAAAGGAAAAATTTATGCTGATTTAATGAGTCCACTATCTCATTATGGAACATATGGATTTAGAGGAAATGTTTGGTCAAAATTTAATGTGGCAGAAAAAGATAAACATAAATTAAAAGAACATACATTAAAAAAAGAAAAGGAAAAGAAAAATGGCGATGACATACACAAGTCTAACAAGTGATATTCAAACTTGGATGGAGAATACAGGAACTGATTTTGTCGCGCAGATTCCAAATTTTATAGCAGCAACAGAATTTAGATTATCGAGAGAAGTTGATCCTATAGGCTTTGAATCTCAACAAGCTTCTGCCTTTACTGCTAACGATCCATATTTAAGTATTCCTACAAGTACTAAATTAATTAATTATTTAAATATAATAGTTAATAATGAGAAAAGTTTTTTACAGATTAAACCTACAGAATACTTACAAGAATACTGGCCTAATGTTTCAATTACAGGAGTCCCTAAATATTTTGCCAATTTTACAGATGATGTTCTATTAATAGCACCTACGCCTGATAGCGGATATACGTGTCAATTAGGATATACTTCTAATATCGCTGGTTTATCTTCTAATGTAACAACTAATTGGTATTCGAATAACGCTCCATATGGTTTACTTTTTGGTTGTCTTTCTGAAGCAAATCTCTTTACAAAGAACATAGAAGACTATACAATATACAACAAAAAATACACCGAAGCGGTTGCTACGATTAACAATCAAGCTCGAAGAAGAAGAAGAACTGATTATACTTTTCCTGGCAGTCCTCTTGGTGAAAATACTTTAACAGGAGGACAATAAAATGGCGATCGTACAAGCACTTGCTAATAGTTTTAAAGAAGACTTGATGGATACCACTGCTAATCTGGAAGCTAACACTTTAAAGGTAGCTCTCTTTGATAACACAGCAACATTGAATGCTTCTACTACTGCATACGCGACTGCGAATGAAGTTACTGGAACTAACTACACAGCAGGTGGAGCAGCGATGACAGGTATGGCTGTTACGCTTGATGGAAGTACTGCTATTTTTGATGCTGATAATGTTTCATGGGCTAATGCAACAATCTCAGCTCAAGCTGCAGTGATTTATAATAATTCCTTTTCTAATGCAGCTATTGCTGTTCTAGATTTCGGAAGTGTTAAAACATCAACAAACGGTACATTCGAGATTCAGTTTCCAAATGCCAATGCTTCTACTGCACTGATCCGTATAACATAGGGAGGTAACTCCTTATGGCGAGTACATATGGACAAGGACAGTGGAATTTAGGTACATGGAATAATTCTGTTTCTGGTGCTATAATCACTGGAAATGCACTTACATCATCTTTAGGAACTGCTACTGCTACTGGAGAATTAAATAAAGGTTGGGGTAGAAGTGAATGGAGTCAAGGTCCATGGAATACTTTTCAAGGAGCTGTTCCAGTCACAAGCGCAGGACTTCTTACTACTTCTGTATCAAATGTTTCAATTCTTGAGGGAACTGGATCAATAATATCTCAAACTGGTGTATCAGCTGCATCTGATCTTAATTGGGGTGTTGGTTGGGGTAGAGATACTTGGAATACTGGAGAGTGGAATACTTATATTGGGACTGTTATTACAGGAACAGGAAGTATTTTTTCAATCACAGGTGAAGAATTAATATCTAATTTAGGTAGTATAACAGTAGGTGCAGGCGCTGGTATAGTTATTACTGGTGAGGACCTTACTCTTAATTTAGGTAATGTTACTACAACCAGTCAGAATATTATCGATATAACAGGTCAAGCTTTAACTGGTAATATATCTAATGTTACGATTACGGGAGGAGCATATTTTGCAGTTACAGGTTCACAAGCAAATACAGCCCTTGGAACTGTTACTACAGGATCAGCTGCTCATGTTACTATTACGGGTGAAGCTTTAACTTCTGGTTTAGGTACTATCTCCATATCAAGTGGACAGAATATCTCTATTACAGGTCAAGCTTTAACTGGTAGTTTAGCCAATGTTACTATAGCAGAGGGACATGGAGTGGTAACAACTGGAGTAAGTGGAGTTTCAGCATTAAATAATGTAGACATTTCCACAGAAAACAATATACTAATTACGGGAATGAGTTTAGAAATTACTGTACAAACTATTGTTCCATGGGGTAAAATAGATACAGGAGCTGCAGATATATGGACTGATATTACCACTGTTCAATAGAACAAAATTATTATATAAGGATTAAATTATGCCATCAAGTTATACATCAAGATTAAAACTAGAGAGACAAGCTTCAGGTGAAAATTCAGGTACGTGGGGCGATTTAGTTAATTACACATTTAATAGATTAGACGCAGGAATAGATGGTTGGGCTAATGTTAATGTTGCAGGAAGTGCAAATGTTACTTTAACATCAAATAATGCTACAACTAATACAGATGACTCAACAACAGACGATCAAGTACATAATCGTACAATAGAATTTTTTGGAGCTTTAACTGGAAATATTAATGTATTTTCTGGTGACGTTGAAAACTCATTTACAGTTTACAATAATACTACAGGATCATATACTTTAACATTTGGTCCTACTACAGGAACTGGAGTAGCAATTGATCAAGGAACTAAAGCTATTGTTTATTCTGATGGATCAACGATGGTTGATGTTGGAAAAGATTTAGGTAATATTAATGTTTTAGGAATTGGTAATCAAGCTTCATCAAATTATTTTACTCTTCCTGATGCTGATGGATCAGCGGGACAAGCATTAACAACTGATGGAAGTAAAGCTCTTACTTTTGCAAATGTTACAGGAGGCGTTACTTGGCAAACTGTTATTACAGCCGATCCTGCAAATGCAGCAGTAAATCAAGGATATTTTTGTAATACAGCAGGTGGGGCTTTTACTGTTACTCTTCCAGTTTCTGCAACATTAGGAGATGAAATTGCTTTTGTTGATTATGCAGGAACATTTGATTCAGCTAATTTAACAGTTGGAAGAAATTCACATAACATTCAAGGAGCTGCATCTGATTTAACAGTATCCATAGAAAGAGCTGCCTTTACATTAGTTTATGTGGATGCTACTCAAGGATGGTTATTAAAGGATAATTAATGTCTGATTATAGTACTATTTCTGGATTTCGAATTTTAGTTGTAAGCGCAGATCCATCTGTTTTAGAGGATGGTATGATGTGGTATAATACTACGAGCAATACACTAAAAGTTCGTGTCAACGGTTCTACAGTAACCGTAACTACAAGTTAAAAATTATGAGCACCTATAAAGCAATAAAGGGTCAGAATATTAGAGTTGTAAGTTCAGACCCCAGTAATCTGTCATTAGGAGATGTATGGTACAATAGTACTAGCAATCTTGTAAAAGCACGTGCACAACAAGCTTCATGGTCCCTAACGGGAGATATTAGTACTGGCCGATGTATGTGTTTCACTGGTGGTACTAAAGACGCAGCATGGATTGCTGGAGGAAGACCAGGAAATCAAACTGTTAGTCAAGATTGGGATGGAACTTCTTTTGCCGTAGGTAATTCTCTAAATACGGGATGTAATTCTGGAGGTAAAGCAGGTCTTTATAATTCAGGTCTGCGTGCTGCTGGAAACGGCGGTGGAGCTGGAACTTCTTCTGAAGAATATGATGGAACCTCCTGGACAGCAGGAGGAACTATTCCTACAAGTGGTTTACCTCGTAGTCGTACTTATGGATGTGCAGGTTCCGGATTACAAGACGCAGCCTGGGTTGCATCAGGGGGTCCTGGAGGAGAAGGTACTCCTGGTTGGACAACATCTTTCATATATAATGGTACAACATGGAGTAATACTGGAGACACACAATCTATTAGATGGGTAGCTGCAGCTTGTGGCACTGAGTCTGCTGGTTTATTTTATGGAGGATATAATTATGCCTCTGCGAGTACTAATACAGAACATTATAATGGTTCGGTATTTAGCGAAGAAAACAATATGCCGTCAGGAAGAAACACGTGGGGCGGAGCAGGAACTCAATCGTCAGCGGGCGGAGCAGGAGGAGCTCCCGGTTACAGTAATAATTATTTTATTTATGACGGAACAAATTGGTCAACAGGAAGCACAATGCCTACTCCAGTTATGGGGTCTTCAATGTTTGGAGCAGATAATCAAAATGTAGTAGTCGGAGGTTCTGCAATTCCTGGAGGTTATACAACACAAGGATTTTCGTATATAGATGCTGAGTCAACAGTTTCTATAACTACGTCGTAAAAAATTATGATATATTGCACAGCAACAAATTATGGAAAAAATTTTATCACTTTTGCAGAGAATGCCAAAGGACTTATAGAAGGATTTCCGGGAGAGGTGTGGGCTGCCGATGATGTGCATACTTCTTGGATAACTAAAGTGAAGGGTGTTTCAAAAACAAAAGCCGAAGCTCAAGCAATAGTTGATACAGCAGTAGATGTAGAACAAGTTGCGTGGGACAATGATCCTCAACCAATAGAAGAAACGCCTATAGATGGTGATAGTTACAATGTTGATACATGTAATAGCTATGGTGGAGGAAAGGGCTATAGACCAGGAGACGTTACCCTACCATAATATTTTTGTTTCTGTTTTCATTTAAAGCTGTAATAATATAATATGCAGCATGAAAGAAAAAAAGATGACAACATTAACTAAAAATGGAGATAAAGTGGTTTGCATAGAGAACTTTCTTTCTAATAAAGAATGTTTAAAATGGATTAAAAAGATTCCTCATTTAGGTCCCGGCCTTATTGGATGGAAACATCGATCTAAAGACATTACTACATCCCCTGTAGTTAAAAAAGTACAAGACTGTATTAAGAAATACTTAAAGAAAGATTTAAAAATAAACGACGCTCAAGCTGTAATCTGGAATGAAGAGAGTTTTAGTGCTCTTCATGTTCATACACAAGGGGGAAGAGATAATACTGAATATAATTCTATTCTTTATTTAAATGACAATTTTGAAGGGGGAAGATTCATCACGCAAGGAGAGATAAGAATGAAACCTAAATGCGGGATGCTTACTATTTTTGATGGAAGAAAGATGTATCATGGAGTAGCTCCCGTAACAAAAGGCTCTAGATTCGCCTTAAATTTTTGGTGGAAAAAATAATGAAAAATACATTAACTATTACATCTGCAAACATAAATTTTCTTGACAAAATATTAGAGCCAAAAGATCTTCAAGAATTCAAAAAACTCGTCCCAGAACTTAAAGATACCTGGAGGAAGAAGCAAATGTTCAGAACAAAAACTGAAATGGAGTTTTCAGTTTTAAATGACTCAAGACACCCAACACCGGCCTCAAAATACTGGCAAGCAGTCAGGGAACAAAATACTCATTTTGAACAACTTATGGAACTTTCTTTTGAAGGACGAAAAGCAGAGATTAGAATTAAGCAGATGGATGAAAAAATTCGAAAAGAAAAAGATGAATTAGAAAAAGAGATTTTAATAATTGAACGGGATCAAAAACTTTATAACAGAGCTAACCTTGAACTTGTCGCTAAAGACCGAATGAGAGAAATTAAAGAATGGTCTAGGATTAAAGCTAAATTAGATGATGGTAGTTTTAATACGAAAGATGTTAACGCACATCATTTAACTTCTTATCTTCTACAATATCAAAAAAAAGAAAAAGACCTAACGCCGGGAACCTCTGTTTCAGAAAGATTTAATATAATGGGACAACTTATGACTTTAAAACGTGTAGTTAAAGAAAGGAAGAAACTTGAAAATAAACATAAAAAATCTATCCCTCTTAAATCAAAAGCTCAAAAAAAATTCAAGTAATCAGAGAGCTGGTGAATTTTATAAACGAGTGAGAGACAGTATTTCAGAAAAAGGAATTATTAATCCTCTTTTAGTTTTACAAGAAGGAGATAACTATAAAGTAGTTGTCGGTCAGAATAGATATTTAGCTGCTCTTGAATTAGGTATAAAAGAAATTAGTGTTATCGTTGTACCTTCTAAAGATAAATTAATTCTTAATAAACACACGGCAGGATATAAAAAGTTTTGAAATGAAAATATTTTTTTTAAGTGGTTTTCCAAGAGCAGGCAACACACTTCTTTCAACCTTACTAAATCAAAATCCTGATGTTGGATGTACTGCTAATAGTCTGGTGATGGAAGCTATGCATCGTATAGGCATGTTAAAGCAGCATGAAATATTTAGAACTTATCCTGATCATGCTTCTGTAGATCGGATATTGGATATCATTTATCCTACTTATTTTAAGAAGTGGAAATATAAATACATCATTGATCGGGTAGCTGCAGGAACCCCGGATAATTTAAGACTTTTAAAAAAACATCTTAACCAACCGATTAAGATCATTGTTTTAGTAAGGCCTTTACTGGAGGTTTTAGCCTCCTTTATTAAATGGGCTAATAAAGAGCCTACTTCTTTCTTGCATAATAAAGCAACAACGGTGGAGGCTCAATGCGATTGGTTAATGCAGGTAGGAGGAAAAATGAATGGTGAAATTATAAACCTCAATAATTTATTACGCCGTGACAATAGACACCTTTCTTTATTTATTAATTATTGTGACTTAGTGAAGGAGCCTAAAAAAACCATCGATCAGGTATATAGATTTTTAGATATTCCTCCTTACAAACATAACTTTAAGAAAATACCTCAGTTCAAAGTCAATAAGATTTCTTATGATGATTCGTATGTTGGGAAAGGACTCCATCATCTTCGTTCTCAAATTAAAATACAAAAAACTGATGTCTATAAATTATTACCACCCGAAACTATTATTAAGTATGAGCATTTAAAATGGAACATAATAAAAGATGAAACTTTATAAACACAATAAGAAAAATAATTTTATCATAGGGGCATATATTGATTTTAAAGTTTGTGATGACGTAATTAAATACTTTAATAGAGCAAAAAAGACTAAAGGAGTGATTGCTTTATTGGATGGTGGCAGAGGAGTAATTGAAAAAACTAAAAAATCTACAGACGCGCCCATACTTCCTAATACAACAGATGAAAAAATGAGGGCCTATTTAGATGAATTAGCAAAAGTATGCGAACTATACAAAAAACAATATCGCTGGTGCACACATAAACATGCTCAATGGGGCATCACTAGCAGGTTTAATATACAAAAATATAAACCAACTGAAGGATATTATGAGTGGCATTTTGAAAGACACCCTGAGCCGGACAGTATTAAAAGACATTTAGTTTTTATGACATACTTAAACGATGTAACGGATGGAGGTTATACACAATTTTATCATCAGAAAATGAAAGTGAGACCGGAAAAAGGACTAACTCTCATCTGGCCTGCGGAATGGCCCTGGACCCATAGGGGCATCACTTCTAAAACTCAAACTAAATATATTATTACAGGGTGGTATGAATATTTATATATAAATGAATAAAGATAATTACACTTTAAGTATTGATTGTGACTGGGTAGGGTCTCCCTCCCAACATCAAGAGCTTCTTTCATACTTTATGAATAAGGTTAGGGATGTCAAAGAAGTTTACTTTTCTGAAGAGCATCAGTTTCATTATCCTTATGTTCCTTCTAATACTATCCTGGTTAATATTGATGAGCATCATGATATGGGCTATAAAGATTTTCAATACCAGAATATGAATAGAGGTCTTATGGATGAAGCTTCATGGGTTCTAGCCCTTATTCATTCTAAAAAAATTAAAGGATATATTTGGGTGTCGAATTATGAATCAGAATTTAATAATGCACTGGAGGCTAATTATGCCAAGATAAGACAGCTTCCTATTTTTAAACGTTATTTTGAACTTAAAAATATATCAGATATTACATATAGTAGGATACTGGTTTGTGAAAGTTATGACTGGTCTAAACAAAGCAAGTATGTTTATTATGCATTAATGGCAATCGCTCAGGCAATGAATAAAAAAATTATTTTTATGGACGATGTCCCTAATGGTAAACAATTGGTGAAAGTAACATGATTAAAGAAATATCTAGAATTAATTTTGGAACTTTTATTTTAAGATGTAAAATTTCTCCTTCTCTTTTAAAAGATTTTAATTCTACTTACGAGAGATTAATGAAAAGAAAAAAACTTCCCGTCGCCCACAAAAATTTGGTGGGTAAAATTAAAAATGAACATTCTTTATATTCTGCACAAGATACGTCTCCAGAATCAGCCGTTCCTCCACTTACGGAGCTAGATAAACGACATAATTTTCTTTCTAATGACGCCCTTAAATTTTTTTCTGACGTTACCAGGCAGTATTTAAAGATGGCAAATGTTGAGCGCTTTCAATATAGACTTCATTCAGCGTGGGTAAATGAAATGAGGGAGGGAGAATATAATCCTATTCATAGTCATTTTGGTACAAGTCAAACTGGGCTAGCTTCTATTTTATTTTTGAAACTTCCTAAAAACTATGGGGATGAAATTGCCAACAAACATGAGCCCACTAATGGAACCGTTAATTTAATGGGAAATGGTGGAGGTCAATTTTATAAGTCTCTTTACTCACCCCATGATTTACAAGAAGGAGATTTTCTTTTGTTCCCTTTTGATATTAAACATTGCGTTTATCCTTTTAAAGGAAAAGAAAAAAGAAGAACTTTATCCGCTAACATAGATGTTAAATACGTTGATCCGCAATATTTAGGTTAATGATGATGTTGAATGAAAGAAATTGGAACTCTTTAAATAAAAACTTAAAGAAGAAAAAAATTACAGTTATAGATAATTTTTTAAAAGACCAAATAGCATTTACGCTTCAACAAAGAATGGTTCATACAATAGAATTTGATAAAATTTATAATCGTTATGGATCCATGCTTTATAATAGGTCTGATAATTTAACCAATCAAATTGCTACAGAACTAGAAGAAAACATACCATGCCTTAAAAACTCTTTTGTAAGAGCATGGGCTTTTATTTATGATAATAAGGGAGCGGGAGTAAAACTTCATGCAGACCCTTCTCAAGTTAATATAAATATTTGGGTAACACCAAATAAATCCATTAATAACCCCCAATTAAATGGTTTAAATATTTTTAATATTAAACCCCCTAAAAATTGGACGAGAAAGAAATGGAATACTTCCCCAGAATTAGTTTCAAGATATATAAAAACTAAAAATCAAAAACCTTTTAATATTAAATATAAATATAACAGAGCCGTATTTTTTGATGGAGCTTTGTTCCATGCTTCTGACGAAACAGATATGAAAGAAGGAATTGAAAATCAAAAAGTAAGTTACACGATGCTCTTTGGGAGGTCTTTAGAATAACTATGGCTATTATTTTAGAACCTCGTTGGAAATCACATATTATCCAAACCAATAACCCTGTGTTAACTCCACAACAATGTCAGGAAGTTATTCAGATGGGACAGAACCAACCTAATCTTGACGCTGAAGTTGGAATTAGAAAAAACGTACCAGCAGATACACACCAAAAAGGTTACAAAAAGACGGGGCTGGATAAAAAGAAACGTGTCACTACAATTAGTTGGATTCCTTTTGATATAGGAAAACCTATGTATGAAACCATAGAAAGATGGATGTTGAATATTAATGCGAATCATTTTGGTTTTGATGGAATGCAGATCGGTGAACAGGCGCAATATACAGAATATCCTAAAGGTGGTTTTTATGAATGGCATAGTGATTCTGATTATGACATGTCTTATATGCCGTCTGTCAGAAAATCTCTATGACTTTATTATTAAGTGATCCCAAAGATTTTAAGGGGGGAGAGTTAGAA